CTAAAAACCTTTTCATACTCGACAGGATAGTTTAATACATCATGTGCTAACGGTAAATGATAGTCACCAGCGTCTTTATTGTGATACAATTCAGTGAGTACATGAATTGGGCATACTGGAGCAAACTTAGCCATTGTCGGTACCCTCCAGAAGAGTTACAACCTTGCTATTTAAAGCATTAGCTTCAGCTGTTAGCTGCACAAGTGTATCTGGACTAATAGTTTTATCACCAGCACGAGCTTCATCCAACAATATATCGACGTTTTCCAGAAGCTGTGTAACAGCATCATCAAGAGCATCAAGATCGTTAAACATTATACACCTCGTTCGTTACCAAAAGCAAAGATATGCCACTGTGGGAGGAATTTGACTTTTGACAGAGTCGGGTGAACCTGAATGTCTTCAAATAGTACTCGATACTGTCTCAAAAGCAACTGTTGATGTTCGATCGGATCTATATAACTTTTGCCCTCTTTATCTGGTATAGCAGGATTTCCAAGCGACAGGAAAATACGATCATAAGGTACTGCAGGAATACACTGATCGATAACTTCAGCTGCAAAGTCAACATCACGCTGGTCAAAGACAACAAATTTCAGGTTAACTGTATACTTCCGGATAAATGCATACAGTTCTTCAATCTTGAAGTCTTCACCCATTCCAGGCCCTTTAGGAGCAACTGTGATAGAGTTTACACGCTTTAACCATTCTGGAAGTTTAGTTCCTTGGGTTTCAACAGCGATCTTGTATCCGAGCTCGCTAAGCATATAGCATAGATCGCTAAGATTATGAATACAAGGATTGCCACCAGAGAAGGTAATCCATTGGGTTGAATTTTCTTTGCGCATTTTTAGGAAATAGTCAAGGATCTCAGTCTGTGTAAGCCACTGAGCATTCTTTTTAACTTCTGCAGGATCTACTGCGTACATGGAGTCGCACATGTCACATGCATAATCGCAGAGACCAAAACGTAAGAAGTATGTCTGCTGCCCTATATGAGCACCTTCTCCTTGAATTGTTGGACCGAAGCATTCTACAAGAGGGATCTTTTTAATAGACATCTTTCCTCGCATATGGTTGGTGGCGCTAGCTCTTTTCGGGTAGTAGTCCTAGTAGTCGGCGTTCTTCTACTGTTAAAAGCCGTCTGGCATTCTCAGCTGCACCCAATTCAGCTTTTCGTCTATTAAGTGCTTTTGCGTAAGCCTGTTTGTATTTAGCCATTTCGGCTTTGTAGGCAGTTTTATAGTATGCTACAGTAGTTTCACCACTACCACCACAGCTATCACAAGTATATCGAGGAGCTAATTTAAAGCCCTCAATTACATCACGATCTTCCCAACGACATACTTGCCCTATACCTAAACATTCAGGGCATGGATATTTCGCAACTTTTTTAGTACGGTGGTGCTTAGACGAATGTTTAGTATAGTAATGCAAATAGCTTTCAAACGACTTGAACGGCTTTTTTGGTAATTTTGTCAATTCGAAAGCCATTGCACCCTCCAACCTAATCACCCAGAGAAAGCAGCGCTACAGTTTGGTGTCTCGTACACAAGCACCTCTTTTAGAACAGCTTTACCCCCAGTACGCTCTTTTACACGTGGCTGCAAAAGACTGAACCAGTGTCGTGCAAGATTCTCTGCTGTTGGCACAAATGGCACGATATACATCTTACCAATAGCGCCCGTTATAGCAATAGCATCTTTTTTACTATTACTATCATATTGCCAATGTGCACTACCTACAAGTGTCTGCAGTAGTGGGTCGTTCCACCAGATACACATGCCATGATCACAAGGCTTGTCGATAACTTCCATCATTTCCTCTTTAAGGAAACCGAAGTCTAGTACCATACCTTCTTGCTCACCCTCTTCGAAGAGAGGACCTTCACAGGTAGCGAAGATAGTATATCGATGGCCGTGGAGATTACGGCATTTAGATCCATGATATGTAACGCGATGTCCCATATCAATGCCGATCTCTCGGGTAATCTTATGTCTAAGTTCAGAACTAGCCATCACACACCTCAGTTCTTGTAGACCGTAGGATCTTCGACGCCGGCCTTTTTGAAAGCAGCATTGCGAGCTAAACATGTGGGGCATTCGCCACAATGTTCTTCGCCGTTGTCGTAACAACTCCATGTGTCCTTCCAGTTAACACCTAAGCTATCACCAAGCTGTACAATCTGCCACTTTTCAAGCCACTGAAGAGGTGTAGCAAGCCGAATAGTGTTGTACGAACCTGTATAGATAGCATTAGCCATCGAACCGTTAAACTCTGGAGTGCAATCTGGGTATGCCCAATTAGCAGCATCTTCAGCATGCGCACCATAATAAACAGTTACCAAATCCTTTGCTTCTGCAGTCGCCTGCTGTCGAGCTTCGTCACCAATTATAGCAATAGTATTAGCGTGGATATCGTTAACACGGTGTTCAATTTGAGTGTTAACATATTTCTGAGCGTGTGCAGTGATAGCAGAGAGAAGTAGTCCATTACGGAATGGAACATAGCTAGGAGATACCCCCTTGATGTCGTCATACGAGCAATGTACCATATCCATCTTACCGATGGAGTCACCACTCAGTAGAATGTTAGACCCTTTAAGAAGGTCACCAACATCAAGGATAGTATGCTTAATGCCGAACTTTTCACAAGTCTTCTTAGCATATTCCAACTCACGCTTATGACGCTGGCCGTAGTAGATAGAAACAGCCTCTACCCAGTCACAACGTGTCTTAGGACCATCTTCATAGAAGTAAAACCAGTTTTCATAAGTGCCATGTTCAGAAGGAAAGAAATCTTTCATTGCCTTATAAAGACATGTAGTAGAATCAAGCCCTCCGGAGAGAAGTACGAAAGCTTTGCGCTGCATTGGATTGCTCCTATTAACTATATCAATAATAGAACTGGGCAGCCTATTGCTGCCCAGCACCGTTTCCTTCGGCTAAGAATCTCCGGAGCTCGTCTTCATAGATCCGCCAAGTTCCTCCGACTTTAACGGCATGGAGTTTTTTCTCCCTTACATACCGGAGGATAGTTTGGTAGGTAACTCCTAAGAGTGCTGCCATCTGCTTAAGAGTTACCCAGTTTTTATTGACGATGGTCTGAAGAGGAGGGAGATCTTTCCGATCAGCCCCCGAAGAATCCATCGCCGCTACCCTGAACAGCGCCAGGCGCAAGGATGGTCTGGATACGCGCGCGAGTCTCGCCGTTATAATCCTCGTGCGTAACCTTAATGCGAACCTTCTTACCCAGGAGGATGCCGTTGTCAGCGACTTCCTGAGGCTTGAACGGGCTGCTGAAGATAGTCGGGTCGATACGCAGTAGAGCAGTCTTCGTACCAGAGAGCGCCTTAGGCGAGAAGCTAGCATAGAAGAACAGCTTGCGTCCAGCATATTCGCCACCATCGATGCTGAAGATCAGCTGGAACATCGGTGCACCAGAACTCTTCGACATCTGATAGTCAACCTGATCGACTTCAGCGTTGTAAATACCCTTCGGAATTGCTTCAAACTTCATTTCCTCAATGGAGGAAAGGTCAACAACAAGCGAACCACCATCTTCGAACACGGCGGCTTCATACGCTTCATTGGAAACTTCGTTCTGAGCCATGATTACAATTTCCTATCAGTTTGACTTCGTTGCTTTAGGTAGAGTATTTAGGTGCTGGTTTTGAACCACTCGAACCTAATCGAGACTTGCTCCAGGAGTACCAGCTTCCTGAAAAGGTGCATACAACGGTCGAACTAGGTACACGGTCTTACAATGCACCCATCTGCCTCCGCTACTGCACCTAATTCTTAATCGGTACGGAGAAGCCCAGTACCTTCCATAATAGACTTCATAGACGGATTGTCGAAGTATGCTAGCTTCCAAGCAGGTCGACGATTCTTAGCGTCAAACTTAGGACCTCCACCGACTGGCTGAACATACATACGACGAGGTGCTTCAGACTGGCCTTCCTGTGGAGCGCCAACAGTAATCCACCCCACAATATCCACAAATCCCTGAACCTGTGCAGATAGCTTGCCAGTCAGCTGCGGAGTATAGTGGAACTTCTTCTGTTCGTCCTGTGTCCAACCTTCTGCACAAACAAAGATAACATTCATTGGCAGATCACGGAAAGCTCGTACCAGAAGTTTGACCATCTCATTATTCTTACGGAACTCAGGCCATCCAGCAACATCCATATCGCCTTCCATCATGACCTTAGAAGGATCAATTCCTAAGATTCCATAAGTACAATAAACCTCAACTTCAGTAAGAGAGTCAATAATTACTGTACGATAACGTGGAACGTTTTCATCAGGTACTTCTGAAGGATCATACCCAG